GAAGCGTGCTAAGACCATGGATGAGTATAAGGCTATGTCAATGAATATGATGCACGAATCCGTAGCCACTACCGATAAAACGTATAGCGTTCTATTGAATGAAGAAGTAGCGGACATTATCTCTACATTCAAACCTGATTAAAGAAAAATCCCAGCGGCATAAGCTGGGATTTTTCCAAAACAAGGAGGAGTAAATTTGGGGGTGCGCTTTCGGTAAGTCGTTTTCGTTCCGACGCTCACACCCCCCATCATAAAGGTGTTCAATCTGAGGCCGCCAGTGTGTATGAGGGGGGCATACTCTTAACGGCGATTGGGATTTTAGTACATCTGTTCTATAATGTCAAGTATAATAAAAGTAATCAGCCACGCATGAACGTAAGGTTAGATGCCCTTTACCGTGCCGTGGGAAGTGGACTGGAACCGCTCGAACGGTTCCAGTTTTTTTATAACTCTGCGGGCGCGGTCCAGTGAAAAGCATACTCGCTTCCGTCTGTTACTCCACTTCCCTTATATACTAAGAAGCTTGATTCGCCGTTGTTGCTGTTCTCGTCGATGGTTGTCAGGTCTGTTACACCAGTTACATTCCTTACTGCGTCTGAAGTTCCAGTAGCGGGAGAATAAACCGTAATGGTCGGGGCTGCTCTCTTTCTTACCTTAAATTCTATTGTCTCGTCGAATTTCGTACTTGATGCTACAAAATAATGCACACCTAAATAATTACTAGCTGTGCCTGGCGCAACATCTAGGTTATAGCTTTTCTCGTAGTATCTCTGGCATAAGGCTATCTCTTGTGAGATATGACGTGGTACCCAGCTGCGGATTGTCGTACCAAAATATAAACCTGCTTCCGCTAGTGATAGCGTATCATTTACTGAAAAGTCTGCATTTGTCCACACCATTAATAGCAGGTTCTTTGACGATGCGGGGAATGTTCCTGTAAATTGGAATGTCTGCCATGATGTCGTAACGCTGCAAGTGGATGGCGTGCCTATCGTTGCCAAGTTTGTACCAAGTGTTGGATCCGTTCCGTCTGCATTCCATGAGGATACAAGCGACGGTATGGTATCTGCCGTTCCGCCTGATTGCAATTCTACGATAGCGGTCTTGATCGTCTTGCTGCTGCTGGCTTTCATCTGCAATTGGAAGTTTACTGACTTGCCTCTAAACTTCAAGGTATCCAAGTATTCCAATGGCTGGCATATCAGGAATTTTCCTGCGTTCGTGATTTTCTTGAATTGCCCATAGTACGGGGATACTAGCCCGCTTTCGCTCGATGCGTCCTGCCTGATATATTGCAGGTCTGCATTTTCGCGGGTCATCTTCCATCTGTCGGGGCCGTAAGCCGAGTCTGATATTGTAGTCAATGTTCCTGGCGCTTGGCGCTGGGCCAAATTAAATCCGCCATTCATAAGCCAATTTGTACTATCGTCGATGGTAAGCGATGGTACTGCCCATTTCAAACCTAACGGCTGGGCGGGGTCTGGTGTAAGGTACTGCCCTGCTGACCCTGGCGCTAGTTCTGCGAATGCGCCTGCTGCTGAACCTACAAGCATACCTCCCTTTTGTGTAAACTCATCAGCGGTAATGCCGTCGGGGATGTTGCGATTATAAACACGTAGTACCCGTACCACCTGCCTATTGATATTTACGTTGCTCGATCTTTCGTATACATGGATGATCATAGCGTTATCCTATAATCTCTAATTTACCCATAAAGTACGGGGTAATACCGCCGTTGTCGTCAGTGACAATCAACTTGTATACAGCGGTGCGGAAGTTCAGGGCGTCGATGTCAGTCTTACTTAAGCTGATATTGAATAGTCCGCTTAATGCCGTCATGGTGATACCGCTGCCGATGGAAAGAGTCTTATATGTCTCGCCGTTCCAACTTTCCATAATGATCATTTGTGCGGTGTAGGATGTGGTATTGATAGGCGTAACGTTATCATCTTCCATCAGGTCGAATGCCCATCCAATCCAATCTGCTCCGCGTACTATTTTCGGCGGGTCGTACTCAATTGGATAATCTGAATCTGAAATTTTTACTGTCATGGTTTCACCTTTAAGCTACGTGTAGTTCTCGGCGAAGGAATTGCAGTACTGCTTGTTTGGTCGGTGTTTCATCTGTAAACCATTCAATGAGTACCCATCCCTTTTTCTTTGCTACCCGTTGCATTTCGTATTGATCTTCATGGATGCCCGTATGCCAGTATCGGCCTTTCGGGTCTAACATTGTCCATCGGCCAGGTGTGTATACTAGGAAGTCGATCACGTTGCCACCTCTCACGGTTCGGCCTCCATATACAGGGACCTGATACGCCCATCCCCAGCCCGTTTGCTGTTCGATCAGGTCCAGCGCTAAACTTACCCAGTATTCTTTCGATCCTGCCTTCATCCCTCGGACAAAGAAGGGCGGCTTGTCCTCGGTGTTGGGTAATTTCTGTACTCGTGCGCTGCCTTCCATCTTGGGACGGCGTGGGCGCTTGTGCTCCGATAGGCGAAAAAGTTTTTGTGCCATTCATTTACGCCTCTTGAAAAGATACAGTACCGATCATTACATTTTTCTTAAACTGGTTTGTAGGGTCGTCTTTCAAAAGTATCTGCCTGAAGTTCGGCGTATTCATAAAAAGCATTCGATCATGCAATATGTCTGATACGCTCTCGGTGTATAGCATGGAGTCGCTCGATGCGTCTGCAAAGTCCTCTACTTGCTGCTGCTTCCCTCTGGCTGTCTTTATGTCGTCGGTTTCTTGTACGCCTTTATTGGGGGTTAGCAAGGGTTCTTCGTCCATACATCGAAAGTTAAATGGACCATACATATACTTAACGTCTGTGCGTAGTACTGCGTTCACGACGATTGCCAGAAGTACGGGGGTCTTGGTGTTGTCGGTGGTGTATCCACGTATGCGGAATTGCAGGCGCTTCCCTGCTAATCCGTATTCGTCGATAAAATCTACCTCTTGGGTCGGGGATGTATCGAAGCGCTGATCTATCTGCTGCCATTCTGTCTCGTCGTTTACTCGGTAATCCAACTCGAACCAACATATAGGATCGCCTGTACTCTCGTCTGTTTCAAGGTTCTCTGTCTGAAGTTTCAACTTGCGAATCAACTTCATTACATCGAATAAACCTGCGTGCATACGGGATAAGGTAATACTAAATTCAGGGGCGAATTTATAATTTTCGTCCTCTAGTTCGTTTGTTGTCTCGCTGGGGAATGGCAAAATAATCAGGTCGTTGCCCTGATATATCCATAGTCGATCTGGCGTACTGCCTGGTACTACCTGAAAAGACATAGCTAATATGCGCTGGCCTAATGGCGCTCGGTATCGTTCGTGCCATCCTCCGCTATCCAGCACGGATGAGTATCCAGTACTGCCCGCATCGATGGATACAAAGAATCGGCCTGGGTATCCGATCATATAATTTATTGCGCCGCGTCGATCTGCTGGCATTCCTTCGCCGATGTTTGGCCCTACGTCGTCAATCGTTCCGCCGTAGTATCGTTCAAGTCCATAGCCCATCGTGAAGTACATATAGACGCCATGTACTATCGGGTTCCGTCCGTTCTTCTCGCTGCGAATTGTTTTCATTTCTTCCAGCGTCAATGGGTACGGGTTGCCTGTGCCTGGCACAATGTAGGGTATATCTTCTTTGAATACCCATAATGCCTCGTCGCCGTTGTCGTCGGGGTAGACCACGGTACCAGTAATTCGGCTGTATCGATCTCCAACTTTTACAGCGGTGCCGAATGAATGTGACGCCGTGGACCATTCCACTAAATCGGCAAGGGCTATGCTTGTATCGCTTGGGCTGCTGCCGTCGCGGTTGTTCGTCTTTACAAGTTTCTGCGCCTGCGGTTTATAGTCAAGGAATATTGCCTTATTCGTTCCATCGTCTGCGTAGGTTGGCGTCCATGCTCCGCCTGAAGTCTCGAATTTAGCACGGCGGATATTCGTACTATCTCCCTGTGCAAATAGGATAATACCTCTAGCAGTAACCAGTACATCAGTTACGGGCGCGGTCAATCCGTGGCCTGCTATCTCGGTTAGCTTGGTGCCGTAAATAACGTACTCGGTGGCGGTAGTGTGCTCAATCGTCCACGTTTCAGTAAAGGTAAGTTCGTTTGACGTATTGCTTGCTACTACTCTCCACGGCTGCGCCTCTGCTGAACCTGGTCCGTCGATGATCTTTACCACTGTTCCTACCCATTCGTTCGTAGTCCAGTTCTTTGTAGCGTCTTTGAGTTTGGTAAGTGCGCCTGTGTTCGGGTCTGCCGTGCCTCGATCTCCTGCGATATATAGGCTGGGCGCTCCTGTTGTACCTGAGATTACAAAGTACTTTGCTTCTTTGTAGTCGAACGGTATGCAGGTCTTTTCACTGTTGGCTGTGGTAAGGCGGAAATATAAATCTTTGCTAAATGCGGTGGGCGTGCTGTCGTAATCTTCCGAATAAAACGTACTGCCCGTTGCGTCTTTCATACCTATTAGCCAATGTTTATCTTCGCTGTCTGTTGCTGCTGCGTATACTACAAGCCAATAATATGAACCACTCGACAGGGATTGCGAGATTGTTTCACATAACCACTCACTGAGAATATCAGGCAGGCGGGTATAGTCCACGGTAATACTGCTGGCAAGGCTGCCGACATTTCCGCCGCTGTCGCTGTATATGGCTATGGTCAAGTCTGCTGGGGTAGATTTCCTGCGTACTAATAACCATGCGAGTCCTGCGGTGTATGATGCGCTGGCCTGAAAGCGCCTGTATATATACCGCTGGCTATTCATTAGCTTATGCCAGGTTACCGATTCGGGGGTGCTCTGATCCTGGCTGCGTAGTCCGCTTGTGAATTGCTCTTGTGGCCCTGCGAATGCTTTATTAGCTCTGCTGGTTCTGGCGCGGAAGGCGTCTAGGAATTTGGTACTATCTCTTTCAAAGTCTGGATTTCCTCGGCCTCCGCTCCAATCGTCCTGCACTATCGGAGAGTAGGGATACTCGAATTGATCATAGCTACTAGCTCCGCTAGTTTGCTTTTGTGCGGTAGTGTCTACGGGTATCTTGTTGAAAGCTGCGCGTATATCCTTTATCGGTTCGCCTTGCTCATCACAGAGAATAAGACCTATTTGCTTTCCGCTGCGGTGCTTTAGCGCGATATGGTGTGTTGGGTATTGCTCTGTCGGGGATACACGTATCGGCATTCTATATGCTCCCTGGCGATTTGTTAATAACGATGGGTCCGCCTCGTCTCGGTGATAAGGTTTTCATGCGGGCAAGTACTAAGTTCATACGTTCCTCGATGCGGTATTCTGCTGCGCCTTTATAGATACCCATGCCCCATAGTAAAAGGTTTTCGGCTGCCTTGTACTTAAGCCAATTTGTATCTATCTCGGAGTCGATCTCGGAAGTCGCTGCGGTTAGTTCGGGGTGTTGATCACGGAAGTATAGGCGTATGCTGTAATCATCTTCGGGCGCGTACCCAAAATCGAATTTGATCTTTCCGCTCTGCTCTCTCCAATGTGCGCTGAAGTAATTACCTTCGGGGTATGCTGTGCTTTCGATGCGTACCTTTAGCACGTCCCATACTCCACTAGGTAAATTAAATTCCAATGTCTCGCCATCACCTGTAAGGCTTGCGTCCTCGCCTTCCACAAAAGTATCATCAAGCGCCTGCATAATTGCGGCCTTGATCTGGTTGTATGGGTAGATGGGGCGTGCCACTGAGTATCGATCACCTATTGCTATGGCGTCGGTTTGTGTAGCAAATTCAAGTTTATTGGCAGGGTTGCCAGTTACAGTAAGTACTTTGCCGCTGTTAGCTCCGCTTTGGATCCACAAAATACCTTTATCGAATCGGGCGGTTTCAGTGGTTAGGTTTACTGTATCTGTAAGGGAAGTTGTTGCGCCTGCCGTGGCTGTGCCTGATATGATATTTTCAGGTGTAACGATACGGGCTACTGCAAGGGATATATCTGCAAGGGTTAGCATTATTTACATTGCCTGCCCTATTTCTAGGGCAGGCATTTATTTTTTCTCTGTCGCGTTTAGGATTCGCGGGAGAGAGATAACCACTGGACTACTGCGCCGAATGAAGCGGCGGCGCTGGTGTCTTTGGTCACGTCGTTGGTAACAGATAACTTGGTAAGCGTCGGGGCATCGCAGAAGATTTCAAGTACCTTGTGTCCTGCGGTGGAGTACTCGGCGCTCTTTTCAGTTTTCAAGGTTGTGCTGCCTGCTTTGAAAACTGCGGTCACATTGAACGTATCGCCAGAAGATACAGAAGGGATATTGGTATGCAGGTAAATCGGGCGTACCATCGGGTCAAGGGCGAAGTCTGTAAGGTTTTCGTCCGCGGTCAAGTTGCCAGCAGAAGCGGCGCGTAATACGGTATTGGCGTCCATTGTGTTTCTCCTTATGCAGCGGTCCAGCCGTAGGCGCGGGCGATGGCGCGTGGGCTTGCCATATACAATCCGAGAGAAGCGCGTACCACGGTGCGGAAGTTCACGCGATCTTCGGTCAAGCCGACATCATCGGCGCAGGGCATTTCTTGGCACCATCCAGCTAAGTAGGGTTCGCCGAAGCGTACACAGTACATCGAGGAAAGTGCTCCACCACTAAGGGCGGCTGAAGTAGATTCGGCGTCGCCTAAAATCTTGGTTGTCTGATCGGCCTTGTAACCTACGTCAATGATCTTGGGCCCACCTTTACCATAGGTAAGGAAGTGGCGCCCTAGCTGATCGGTCGCGGTATCAAGCAGGTTAGATTGGCGGCAGGCGGATTGGAAGCGCTGGTACAGGGTGTTACCCATAAATAAAAC